CTAAAAGCTATAGGTATGCAAAAATTGCATAATGCTTTAAAAAATAGATCTTCGAGATATGCAAAAAACGCATAACAAAAAAATTAAATTATTTTATTTTCGCCACAATTTAGACTTGCCACAGCCCTATTTTTTTAATAGCTTAAAAACAGTTTTGAATTTTTTAATTTCGCATAACATAAAAATTCTAGAGTAGATCCCTCAGTATGTGACAGAAATCTGGAAGAGGCTCTCGGAAGATGGTACTCGAAATAATGTTCAAAACTTATTAGAGGTTATTCGGCTCGAAAAAAGACTAGAAAATAATCGGCAATTGCTAGAATAATCTCTTAATATTTAATCAACCCCTAACAATGAAAGGCTTTTATGAAAATAAAAGAAAATAAAAAGGCTCAATCTTTGAGTAGTAAAACTTGGACAATGGTTAAAGACGTGGCAACCAACGAAAAAAAAGCAAATGGAAGTTTGTTATTTATTTCAAAAAATATGTTTGATTTGTTCAGAGATGGTAAAATGCAAATCAGTAATTATTTTGGCGAAAAAATAAATAACGCTGATCCGATGAATATGTTTTTTAATATTGATGGAACTAGAAAAACATTAATAGCAAAAGACTTTGGCCAATTTGTTACACAATGCATGATCCCAGCACTCGATCAGAATTTGAATGATTTTCAAAAAAATCATCCATACGAGTTTGGCGTGTTAACTCAAGTTAGCCCCGTGGTTATGTTTTTAATTTGTAATCACAAAATATATGAAAAAGGTAATTATTTAAATTTAGAAACTGATCCGCCACAATTTAAAATTGATTGGAAAGTTTTAAAAAATGTGACTTCAGCAGATGATTTGATGTTAAGCACTACCTCAGACGCTGAAGAGGTTAAAAACGAAAACATTTTTAGAAATGCTTTGTTTGATAATTTCTTTTTAAAGAGTGAAAAAGGTAAAGATTTCTTTACTACTTTCAGAGGTGATCGTGGACTTGTTGAGTTTGTTAAGCAGTATTTTTTACCTAAAAAGATTGCTTCAGAAAATCGGCAAAATGCTGTAGAATCGGAAACATATAAAGCAGTTAAAAAAATGAATGATCTAGAAAGAGGTGTTTTTGGTACTACTCACAATTTGACAGTTGTAGCAGAAGCTGAGCAGGGCAAAGGCGGAAATGCAGATCAGAGACTTGCAAACGAAGTTAAAGAGATGAAAACAACAGCTGAGAAGATTGTAGATTTATTCGCTAAGAATAAAAACCCAATCACCCAAAAGGCTTTGTTAGATCTTCATTTGTATATTGTTGATGCTTTGCAAACGGATAATTTTACGGATTATTTGTTGACCATAACAAAAGCAAAAGTGGAGTTTCAGCCTCAAGTGAATAAAACTGTTTTTGATACTTCATGCGGTGATTTCTATAAACATGTTTCACAAATATAGTTATCATCCAAATTGTTATTGTAGGCTTTGCAAGTTTTTCAGAGCCTACAAAAACTTAACCAAGGTTGAACGAATGAATATTTTTATTAATATCACAACAATATTACTAAGTATTTTTTGTGTGGTCATTTGGTCATATTTAGGATACTTATTAATCTCTCTCTAAGTTAACAAAGGTAAACCCTAGGGTACAAAAATTTGTACTACCTAGGGTGCTACCAAGTGTTAACAAAATTTTTCTAAATTTTTAGCAGGGGGTTTTACCCCCTACAACCCCCAAAAAAGGACTAAAGGCTCTAAAGGTCAATAAGGTCGGCACAAGTGCCGTCATAAATCTCTAAAAAAAATCCCGTAGTACTACCCATGCGTGTGCCAGGGGGGTAGTCCTATATACTATATATGCAGAAGCCAGAAAATCCCCAAAGTCCATGTTAACCACACTGGGGGCCATATACTAGGGCATAATATTCCGACAATATTCCTAGGAATACCCTATATACCATTTGTAAATTTACCTACCATATAGATGTTAGACCCCCCTGGCAGTGCCTAATAACATTATACACCCCATATTCAATTTTGTCTATGATAAATATGTCGCAGATGTAATTATTTAAAAATAAAACTTGACAAAATTGGTATACAGCCTTATAATATAACTTATACATTATTCAACGGACACACATACACGCACAAACGCCAGTAGGCAAACAAGGGTCATCACGAATAATGAATTAAACTATGAAATTTGAAGCAAACATACCATCTTACTTAAGAACAGGAGCAGGAGTATTCCCTGTCAAAGATAAACCTATGCCAAAACGTGTGAAATCTAGTAATTTCTACGAAATGGCTAAACGAGGCTTTGATATGCCCATAGCAAATGAAGGAAATAGACCAGCATTTGCCCCAGTAGGTGACTTTAAAAAGGAAGAACCTATGGATGCTGAGAATTTCTTAGATCAGATGCAGGAAAATATGGAAAATAAAGCACCAGTTTTAGATATTAGGCCAGACATGAGTCCTAAAAGTGATATAAACTTAGATGCTATTCCTGTAATGCCAGAATTACCCCTAAGAAAAGTTACTCCTCCTAAAGAAATGGAGGCAAAAGTAGATGCTGAAGACATATTCATCAGTTAAAGAAGTACCTTTTAAAGAATTAATGGAGATTATAAATGCAAGACATGGATTCTTCTATAGTAAAGACTCAAAAAAGAAACTTAACAGATATGCAAGAGAAGTTTCTAGACGTTCTTTTCACAGAAGCACAAGGAAACCCAAGAGAGGCAGCTAGGATTGCTGGGTATTCTGACCATAGCTATCCTAAAGTCATTCGTAATCTTAAAAAAGAAATCACAGAGTTGGCGGAAACCCACTTATCAACGCACTCTGCAAAAGCTGCTACTAGGTTAACAGCCTTACTAGACGAAGACGGCACTACACCACAAGCAGGTATTCGTCTAGCAGCAGCGAACTCCTTATTAGACAGAGTAGGTATAACTAAGAAAGATCAATTAGATATAAATATGAAAGCATTGCATGGAATATTTATATTACCACCAAAAGATGATACCAATAAAGATAAAAAAGAGGGCTAAGACTATACCATTTGGTTTTAAACAATCAGATGATCCTCAATACTTAGAACCTATCAAAGAAGAATTAGATGCTCTTAAACAAGCAAAGGAATATTCAAAGACTTGCTCATTAAGAGAAACAGCCTCTTGGCTACATAGAAAAACAGGAAGATACATATCACATGTCGGACTTAAAAAAAGACTTGAACGAAATAGCACCACCGAAACCCAAGAAAATAATTCGACAGAAAGCCAAGAAGTCAGTCAAACAGATTCTAGCTCGCACTCGTAAGAAAGTTGCAAAGGCAGAACAATCTCTACGTTCTGCTAAACGTCACGCAGAAAATACTAAAAACAAACTGTTAACTATTAACAAGGCGTTAACTGGTAAAGAGACACAACTACTTACAGAGGATATAATCGAGAGTGCTCCTAAAAATGTACAAGAGCATATCAATCAGCAAGATGTAATCTTTAAGCCTAACAGTGGCCCACAGACACAATTTCTTGCAGCTTCCGAAAGAGAAGTATTTTATGGTGGAGCAAGAGGCGGTGGTAAATCATATGCGATGCTAGTGGATCCGCTTCGTTATTGCTCTTATGCTAATCACAGAGCACTCCTAGTGAGGAGGACTATGCCTGAGTTACGAGACTTAATACAAAAGTCTCAACTATTATACTCAAAAGCATATCCTGGTGCAAAATGGAGAGAACAAGAAAAAGAGTGGCGATTCCCATCAGGGGCAAAGATAGAGTTTGGTTACGCAGAAAACATGACGGATGCATTAAGATACCAAGGTCAATCTTACACATGGATAGGAATAGACGAACTTCCACAATATCCTTCGCCAGACATATATAATTTTCTAAGATCTTCTTTAAGATCAGTTGATAAAGATATACCTGTATACTTGAGGGCAACAGGTAATCCTGGTAATGTTGGTTCACAATGGGTACGAGAAATGTTCGTAGATCCTGCAGAACCAAATACAGCTTTCGATGTAGGGATTGATACGCCTAATGGTAAGAAGCATATAACTAGAAGGTTTATACCAGCTAAGTTACAAGACAATCCTTATCTGATGCAGACAGATGATTATTACATTATGCTTGCATCTTTACCTGAAGCACAACGTAAACAGTTTTTAGATGGGGATTGGGATGCTTATGAAAACTCAGCTTTTCCAGAATTTGACAAAAGACTCCATGTTGTGGAACCTTTTGAAATACCTAGAGGCTGGTATAAGTTTCGTGCTGCTGACTGGGGTTATTCTTCTCCT